TTCTGCTTTGAGAGAATCTACAAGAAGTTCTAGATTACGGACGATGAGTTTGAGTTTGTCTCTGTCCATAAGTTACTATTCTCTTTAGGCATTTTACCATAAAAAAAGAGGGGCAGTCAACCCCCCGTTTCATTATGACTTGCTTAACAACTCCCTACAAATTCTTTTACAAGTTTGTTTTTCATCATCACACTCAATCAAACAATTAAAATAATCATTAACTAAGTCGTTCTGTTCATTAGATCGTTCTACTGTCTCCTCAAATTGTTTCCATCCAGCTAATTGATTGTAAGAGATTAGGTTGTGCATAATAACCTCCATGCACATAGAATAACATAACAAAGGGGTTTTCGTTCATACGCTTCACCTCTATATTCTACTACTATCTAGGTGTTTTGTGTTGATTCCTTAACAATAATTTATGCCTACGAGTTTATACCCATAAAAAAAGGAGGAGATCAACCCCTCCGATTTCTACTTAAATAAAAATTGAATATAAAGCGACAATAAAACAAGTACAACCGCAGATCCTGCGGCAATTTGTAATATTGCAAACATCACTTTGCTCCAACAAGTTGTGCTAGTTGTGCTTTGTGACGACGATCTTCTTTTTGTTTCTGTTCTTTAATAAGTTGTAGGAAGTTTAGCTTTTGCATCACTTATGACCCTCTTTTACAAACTTAACACCGCGATAGGTTTCGTTGTATTGTTGGGCTTGTTGTTGCATTTGCTGTTGGTATTCAATACGCTTTTGAGTATCGTATTCAACACCACGATATACGACTTTCGACATTGGTTTTCTCCTTAGTTTTTTAGGTTAAAGAGCGTTCCTTCAGTCGGCTTTTGCGTCTATTTTACACTCTTTTGGAGTAATCTGTTTAATTTCCCAAATCAAGTCATTTTTTGCTTGTTTTGGAATATCAACTTTATGAATTCTCCCAACCATTAACTGTGCTTGAAGGCAAGTTAAAATGAGTGTTTCCATAGATGAACGGCTTCGTTCCGAGTCGGCTTACTTCCGTCTGGTTTTCCAGATGAACGTAGAGGTATTATACCTCGTTACGATAATTTATACAAGTTTTTTTGTAAAATGCGATACAATTTTAAAAAAACTTTAAGAACTCAAAATTTTGCCGGAAAAATTACCACCAATTTGGGAGACTACTTCCGCTTTTTGGTTTTAGGTGCCTGATAACCCCAGGTCTTTGGGTTAATTGTCCCATAACCAAAGTCAATATTCTTCAGGTTCTCACGAAACTTATCCCAGTACATATCAAACAGTTTGCTTCTGCTACCTCTGGTCAAATCAAAACACATCTCACCATCAACAGTATATTTTACAATATAAGCGTCTCTGGGTGCCTCCTTGGTGCAGACATCAGTATAAGAACCATTTTCAACAAGAATCTCACATCCGTAACGTGACTTACAAGTTTCTTTTTCTACTGATGTCCAATGTTCCATATTCTTTTCTATGTCTTGTGGTTTTTCAACTACATTCACGAACGTCCACCCCAAATAATATCAGGGTAAGCTAGAGATACAACTTCTTTATCGATCTTGTACTTTGTTTCTAGTTTCTTATCTTTTACAAGACAAATGATTTCTGCCTCAAGAGGATGAAGACCTTGAAGAAGATTGATAAACATCGTTTCTCTACGAAGAGAACTCAGACTATCATTACCACCTTTTACAAAGTTGTAGAACTTCGTATACTCTTTACGAATTGAAGAACGTCCTTGATCTTGTGAACCAAGTGAGTTTGTACCAAGTTCTTCCATCTTTTCGACTGCATCAGCAATCTTTTCACTCAGAGTTCCTTTGAATGAATCCATCTCATTCACGGCAGAATAAGGAACATCTCCAGGTGGAAGTGCCGATCCAATCGTCTCATCATAGTTCCAAATGAACAAGGTCTTCAAGCAAGGGTGAGCATACTTTTGAAGTGCTTCTACTTTCTTTTCGTTGCTCTTTAGATTTGCAGCGATATTTAAAATTTCAAAGACAAAAGGGTTTGCTGGAAGTTCTGGAATGGATTCAGCAATTACTTTTGCCTTTGGTGCTGCTGGTTTTTTAGGAGTAGATGGGGTTTTCGCTCTACTCTTCGTCGTCGTCGTTGTCATAATTTTCGTCGTCAAAATAATCTGGATTAAATGAAATAGCTAAAACTTCATCGGGAATTACATTACCATTCTGATCATAGAATTCTGGATGTAGCTTCGGAATTTCCCGATAGTTCATCATATATTCTCTTGCTACCCAACCTGTTACGAGTCCCACTATAAGAAACAAAACGGTTAGAAAGGAACCGAAAACTAAACTAACTGCTAACATTTCTTTTTTCTCCGGGAAACTACTTGTCTTTTCCTAGACTTTAAGGAAAACTCAAAATAGATAGTGACTTCCCGATTCAGAAAGCAAACTATCTTTTCAAAGATAATATGAAACGGTTGTGTTTGCTTTCTTTTCCCTCCATTAAGTATGAGTTCAATACCACGGTTAAAGTGGTCGTCAGTTTTATTTATGTTCGTCTCAGACGATTTGGTTTTCTTTGAGGAATTTGATTGTCTCAACGGATCCTCCTAGTTTTTGTTCATCACAAATGACTTGAGGAAATGTTGAACCTTCCCCAAACTCAGCATAAAACTGCTCACGTGTAAAATCTTCTCCTAGATTATAAACGACGTGTTGCAATTTTGTCAACTCTAATACTTGTTTGACTTTTATGCAGTAAGGACAACCGTCTTTCGAATAAACTGTGAACTTCATATTTCTTATGAGACTATTGAAATTTATAAGAGAAAAAAAAGAGGGTATAAAACCCTCTTCGTTAACCACCAACTCACCTCTCCCACCACAGAGAAGTGGTCTTCATTCCCAAAGTTACAAGGATGTTGAAGACCTTGTTATTATAACGGGTTTTATTGAAACCGTCAACCCCTTGACGAAGTTGGATTTTATAAGTAGACTCACCTTTGTCTGGGTTGAAGAGAAATAATAACTTGAATTAATTCTTAAACTCTGATATAATACTCAAAAATATTTTTAATATGGCTCAAGACGAACTACTATCACTCTTTCCCACACCAGTCTTGATTGCTCAGTATCCTTTACCTTTTGAAAAAGAGTTAGAGTTTATTCGCAATCTTCCTTGTCGTAGAGAAAACAAGGGTGGTGATGCAGGTAATGTGATTCATTATAACAGACAATCGGAAGATACGTTTGTCTTGGATAAACCAGAACTCGGTAATATCAAAGCATTTATTGAGTCAAAGATTCATAAGTTCGTGACTGAAATTATGAGTTCTGATAATCAACTGGTGATTACACAGTCTTGGATTAATAAGTCTGGTAAAGGTGAGTCTCATCATGAACATGTTCATCCAAATAGTCTTGTAAGTGGTGTCTGGTATCCAGTTATCAATGAACAACTACCACCAATTCAATTTCGGAGTAAGGCACAAAGAGATGTATCTTTGAGTGTTCAGAAGTACAATAACTTCAACAGTGCTACGTTCTTGTTACCGATGAAATCAGGTGAACTGATTATCTTTCCAAGTAACCTGACTCATAGTGTGCCTGCAAACCAGTCAGAAACTGAACGTATCAGTCTGTCGTTTAATACTTGGGCAAAGGGTAGTCTTGGTGATATTAACTCTTTGACTTATCTACCACTTGAGAGGTGTGTATGACTTCTGCACTTTCAAGACCACTTCCAGAGTTTCATGGATTTGGATATCGTATTGCACAAATTGAAAACAACACTCATTGTAACTATAAGTGTTGGTTTTGTCCAAATGCTTATGATACTCCTGCACCGAAAGAGTGTATGAATATGGACTTGTTTCGGAAGATTCTTCTAGAAATTCGTTCGGTTTATACACCATGGGAGTTCAATGATATTTCTTTTGCAACTTATAATGAACCAAATCTAGATGATACGTTTCAAGAAAAGTTGCAACTGATGACTGATATGGGTTTTCAGTATGAACATATCTCCAATGGAAGTATGGTCACGACTGAACTTACAGACTGGTTGATTGCAAATCCACAGAATATCAAACAGTTTCGTCTCAATATTCCTACAATGGATGAGAAGAAGTGGAAGGATATCACAGGAGCATCAACTGCAGTTCTATATCGAATGTATTATCAGTTGATGTATCTGTTTGAGAACGCACCACGACTGAACTTTCCTATCACAGTCATTGTCAATGGTGATGGTAGTCAGAATCATAAAGAAGAGTTCATGAAAGTCTATCAGAAGTTTCAGCGTTGCGCTCCTGGTATTAATTTTAGTATGACTGGACTCATTGACCGTGCAGGAACTCTTGAAGGTGCTCACTGTGAAACACAAGAACTTCAGCGTGGTCCGATTGACTGGGGAGACCAACCAACACGATGCAGTGCTGGATACTTTGATAACTTATATTTTGGTGTTAAAGGTAATGTGTTTTACTGTTGCCACGACTTTCATCAAGAATATAGTTGTGGTAATATAAATGATACACCGCTCAAAGAACTCTTAAGTTCTGAAGCATATCAAACTCAAAAACAAAGATTTCAACAAGACTTCTGCCGTAAGTGCGAACAAGCAAGACCATTGGAGACCGTAAATGAACAATCCTAATACACAACTGAAAGAC